GAGCAAGAGCTAATAGACCTATTCGGCAACGATGGCACAAACACAAACAAATACCGCTTAGACTTTAGCACAAGCAGCTTAACAGTAGCAGAAGTCGAGCAGCTCCGCCTTGATGTTGGTGATACACCATCAATTGAAAAACCTGATGGCTCATTTTTTTGGGCGACATGGCCTGGTGAAAACGTTACATTCGAGGCAGATTTTACCTTATTCAATGACAACCCTACTGTTGTATTTTCTATGGAATGGGAAAACGAGGCAGAGGAGACATACAGCGAGCGCATAGGCAATGATTTAAAGTTTGTACACGGTCAGGACTCGCTAGATGTGCCATACGCCGATTTGCTACAAGTCGGAATACCATACAAAGCTAAGGTTTCTATAACACCAACAGAGTTGATAGGCGAGGTTGCGGGTGTAGAAGTTGGCCGCGTTACACGTACAGATACAAGACTAGCAGTGTGGCAAAACCACCTGAATCAAGGCGACTTCGACGGAGCTATTAATAGCTGTTTAGTCAGTAAGTTTAAAGTGAGTGATTATGCAGCGCCACCGCCACAAGGAAATTTAGTGGTTATAGACAGCTCCTCTGTAACTGGAGATCCTAGAAGCTCAGTTTATTTCGAGGCTCAGTCAGCAGGCTCTTTACAGCCGCCAGTGTCTATAGGCTCAGCACAGATTAACTTTGTAGCTGGACACTTCACATCATTTAATGGTGACCCTGATAACTTTACTTGTAGAATTGGCTTTACTGAAGGTGTTAGCGATGATGTTAGCGCAACATTTAATGGGCAGACATTCCTTTTCCCTGCTACCAATAACTTAGGCACAACACCGACAACAAAGATCATTTACAATGAGACGCTATATAATTTGCTTGCTGATAATCGAGGCATACCTATAGACTTTACAGCAGAAGCAATAACACCACTTGAAGGCTTAACCGTTGGTAAGTATGTAGAGAACATAAGCACAGTTTATGGCTACAGCAACGGTAGTGGTTTCCCTGCCTTTGGTGATCTACAGCCTAGAGAGTTCTTGGCTACAGGCGTAGATATATCGTCGCTTACATTTCAACCCTTTGACGTAGGTATATATGGTTGTGCTATTTCATTTCCTGACGGTTCTCCTAAAGTGGACGAGGGAGACTTGCTCGTCACGGTTGGAGGCATTGAGACAACACTAACCTATGATGAAGGCGAGTGGGATGACGACGAGATTAATTACTACGACGGGCAGTTAAGCGCAGCAAATACTACAGCTATTGTGGCGTACCTTGAGGCAAATGTAGATGAAACAGTTGACATTCAAATCTCTACAGCATCAAAAGACTTTGACAACTCAAACAACGATTTTGCAGATAACGGAGACTTTGACTTATGAGCAGATTTAGCAAACAAGAATTATTAGATGAAATCAATATACAAACAGTGAACGACTTGGCGACACTTGCAAGCTCTCAGCTACCTAGCGGTCAATCTCTTGATATGGTCGCTTTTAGAGCTGGCATTGTTGGTCTTATGACTTTTACCACTCAATCAATAGGCGAGGCTTTCAGGCATTTAACTGATGTGTCAAACGCAGAGGCGGTGATGTACCAGTTAAGAGGCGATGAGCCAGCAGGCCAGTTTGATATAACTCTGCTAGAGGCGGGGGAGGCTGGTGGTATAGCCGTTCCTGATGGCTCAGGCGGCACGATAGAAACAGGCTATCAACTAATACCCATTATGACAGGTTCAAGTGTAGGTGGCTTCTTTAGCCCCTCTGACCCGTTTGACGGAGAATCAGAGTTGAGCGCAGGCGATATACCCAACACAATCAAAGTGAAGCATGACGGCCAATTAAACATAGCCGCATCATGCTTGCCTGAACCAACTCAGAACACGAACAGGCAGGTTGAGCTAGACATTGTTATATATGATGACCAAGGTACACCCCTTAGAGTGCTGGGTTTTAGAACTTCAGTTAATAACGCATCGAACGGCAGAGCTTCATCGGCAACTATACCGTCTGTTTTTGTACAGGACGCTGTAACTATTCCGCCGGGCTCTAACATCGGACTATGTATTCGCAAGGCTGTAGGCGAACCTGACATTGTAGTTACCATGCTAAGATCATTTGTTTTACTCACTTACGCTTCGTTGTCTCAATCGTGAATTATTTAGTTTTATCATATTGCCCGAACGTAGAAGCCTTTCAAAAACGGCTAGCGTACTTTGCACAGCAGGACGTGGAAGGTATCAGCAACCGCATTCACGTTAATCCTGAAACGCGCAATTATATTTTTGATATGTTCAAAGCGGTTGTTTACTCTGAAGATGGTACAAAGTCGGTGGGTATACTGGAGATTTTTCCTCAATATTATAACGGTGTTACTGATGAAGATGGAAGCGTTGTTAAGCCTGACTTATTCACTGTAATTAATGCGGGCGGTGAGGTGCTGCAAGATTTAGCATCATGCTCCAAGTATGCGACACCTACACAAGCCAATGACGTTTACAGCTATTTAGACGCTGAAGGCATTGCCAAGATTCGTGAAGTAGTACCTGAATTTAAAACAATTCAAGACGAAAACGGATTAGACGTTACTATTGAGCAGTCTTATAAATTTGCAGGGCTTGCATAATGTGTGCAAATGGTTGTGGCCCTAGCTACTTTAGTGAATCATTCAGGGCTAGACTATCTAAATACCATGTAAGCGCATGTAATAACCATGACTTAGCCTATGAGCAAGGCGGAAATGAACTAGACAGAATCAAGGCCGACTATAAATTTGCGGCTGATATGATGAAAAAAACACACCCTATAGCGGTATTAATCGCGCCTATATTCTTTTTATTGGTGAGGTTTGGCGGTTGGGGCAGTTTCAAATATGGGGCTAAAAAATGATAATTGTTGAAGATGGTTCAATAGTACCAAATGCAAACAGCTACACCACATTGGCAGATGCGAGAGCTTACCTATTAACTGTGGGATATGAGCTAGACGCTGATGATACGATAGCAGAGCAAACGCTAATTAAGGGGTTTAATTATGTGAACTCTTTTGAGTCTCGCTATCAAGGCTGCAGAGTAAGCGCACTACAGGCAGGAAGTTTTCCGCGCGTAGGTGTTTACGTTAACGGCTTTCCTTTGGCTAGTGACGAAATACCCGCGCAATTAATACAGGCTCAATCATTGGCAGCTTATGAAGAGAATCAAGAAAGCGGCTCATTGTTTCCAAGCGGTAGCAATCAAACAATAACCAGTGAAGAAGTCGTAGGTGCTATCAAGGTTAGCTATGCAGATAATGGCCTAGATAGTAGCTCCAAGAGTTTCGGGTTTATTGATTCGCTATTAGGCGCTTTATTTGGCAGCTATGGAAGCGTGAATAATAGAGTGTTCAGGGTATGAAGTTTAACTATGCAAGAATGCAGAGTCGCGCAGATTATTTAATAACTCGTTACAATGAAAAACCTTTTCAGGTTAAGCGCAAAGCAGGCCTTAATCAGATGGTTAATGGTGAGGTTGTTATTGCTGCTGATACATTAATTGATTTTGTTGGTGTTTGTGCAGTCATAAATAAAAACCTAGTGAATAACACGACTATTTTACAGGGTGATCTATTGATGACTATTAAACACGACATTGAACCAATAATGACCGATGTTTTTATAGTTGATGAACAAGATTATGAGGTTGTGGCAATAGAAAAATATCAACCATCTAGCACAATATTAGCTTACAAAGTGCAGCTAAGAGCATGAGCTTTAGTGTTGATGTTTCAGACTGGATTGATAAGGCTACGCAAGCGCCTGAAACGGTTATACGCGGCACAGCCATCAAGTTGTTTAAGAGCATAATTATCTCAAGCCCAGTTGATGAAGGTACATTTAGAGCTAATTGGTTTGTATCAGGTGCTACACCATCAAACCAAGTTAATGAAAATGTTGGTGGTGGCTATTCGTCTGATGTAATTTCCCGCACAAGTCGTGATGTTGAGGCCCTAGTTAATTGGGAGGCGATAACTTTCACTAATAACTTGCCTTATGCAAGGCGGCTAGAGTTTGGCTATTCAAACCAAGCACCTCAAGGCATGGTAAGAGTTAATGCAATGCGCTTTAACGAACTAATTAGAGAAGAAGTGAGTAAGCTATAATGGGCGCAATAGCAGAGATTAGCAAAATACTGTATGCCAATATGGATTTAGGCGGCTTTGGCTTGCCAGTGGCTTATGAGGGCTTAGACTTCGACGCTAAAGGTGTGACAGCATACCTAGCTTGCTTCATGTTAAGAGCGCCTACATTACAGGCTGAATTAGGGCCAAATGGTTGCGATTCTCACACTGGATTATTTCAAGTTGATGTGAATTATAGAGAAGGCCAAGGTGCAACGGCATTGCTTGAAAAGGCTGATGATGTTAATGCTTATTTTAAGAGTGGCCGATATTTTGAAAGCAGCACAGAAACAGTTAGTATAAGGAATGTAAGCGCATCGAGGCTTAACATTGCAGGCGGTTGGTCTACAATAAATTTAACAATTGAATATCAAGTTTACTCAAAGAGGATTTAAACATGGCTACTACATGCCCAACGCCCGCAACAGGTGCGAACTCATCGGTATATTATGTTAAGGAAGAGGTTTGTGGTGTAACGCCTGAAAACCCAGTATTTAAGGAGCTGCGCAGAACTTCAGGCAATATGCAGCTTACTAAGGATACATTAGAAAGTAACGAGCTAGATGGAAACCGTGATCGCTCGGATGTTCGCCTAGGCCAGAATCAGGCTAGCGGTGAATTTGGAATTGAAATGTCATTCACTAGCCATGACGATTTTTACGCGGCTGCTATCGGTGGCGAATTTACCACAGGTCAAACACAAGCAGGC